TTTGGTTTCGATCCAGTAGGAACCGCCGCGCAACGTGAATGGACCGAGCGTACCCGGCGCCTGGTTGGTGTAGACGACGCGGTCGATGCCGTTGAAAACGGCGCTATCCGCTGCCGGAATTCCCGACAGGAAAAGCAGAGCAAGGATGACGGCAAGGCGCTTCATGGCTTACCCGTCGATGAACGTGAAGCCAGCGGCGACAACCTGCTTTGGGTCTTCGATGAACCGCTGGGCCGCCTCCAGGAACTTGATCGCGTCGACCTTGCGCACCGCGCCGTCGGTGATGCGCAATTCCATCGAAAGGCCGGCAGACGTCGCCGTTCCGGTGGTGAAGTCGACGGCCTTAAATCCCTCGACGCCGCGACTAAAACCGACAAAGTGATCGGCCATGACTTACCTCAATCGGTGTAGCTGACGCGCAAGCCGATCTTGCCGGTGCCGGTGGTGACCGCGGTGGTGTTGACCGTGGCGACGATATCGAAATAGCCGCCCGGATCGCTCGCCAGCCCGGCCGCCTGCCACAAGGGCTGCGTCCGCTTGTCGAGCGTGTAGGTGCCACTCTCGTTGGTGATATCGGTCGCGACGGCGCCCGAGCAGTCGACAGCGCTGGCGAACAGGGCCGCGCTGATCGCGGCGGCGACCAGCAGCGATGTCGGCCGGCCGCCTTCGCCGTCGGTCGCATAGTAGACGCCGACATTGAACGCGCCCGCGGCCTGCGCCTCGGATTCGAGGAACACGCTCTTGATCTTCGCGTTCGATGGCACCCGCACCAGCTGATAGGTTGCGCCGACGCTGCCCGAGGCAATGACGACGGCATAACCGTCAACCTGCTTGAGCGGCGCGGGACCGCCTTCACCGGCGGTATTGGCGACCGCAGGCACAGCATCGAGATTGGTGATCGGGGCGGATTTGACGTGATCGACGGCCATGTGTGCCTCCTTACGGCGTTACGTCGGCAGCGGCCGAGGTATCGGCGCAGTCGCATTCAAGCAGCCGGCCGGGTTCGAGACGAACCGCGCCCGACGACATCATGGTGTAGAGCTGCCACGGCAGGCCCGAGAGATCGGCGCGCTGGCGAACGTCGTCCTGCCGCTCCATCCACAGGCCCAGATACAGGCCGGATTTTGCGAACGGGATGTTCGAACGGACGTTCGAGGTCGACGGCAGGCGCTCGGAATAGACGATATCCCAGCCGAGGAAGCGCGTGACCTTGCCCTCCTGCAGCACCGGCTTGTCGGAGAATTCGGTCGACACCACCTGCACCTGATTGAGCAGATCGGATTCGCCCTGTGAATTGGTGACCCAGGTCAGGGTCTCCGCTTCCATGTCGACCTGTGCCTTGCGCATGATGCGCTTGGCTTCGATCATTTTGGCTACGGTGAGGCCTGAGGCAGCTACCGAGCCGAAGGTCGAGGAAACCGTCCACGAGGCCGAGATCGAGGCCCACGTTTCGGTGGTGAATGACGCGCCGTCGGTGCCGAGCAGTGCGTTGCCGAACGCGCCCGCGATCAGCCGGTCGTCATATTCGCGGTTGACGGCAGCAGCGGTCGCGGCGATTTCCTGCGACTGCGGGTCGAGCGTCGTTTTGAGTTTGTCGAAGGTGTCGATCAGCTGCGGGCAATCGCGGTCAACTGGGGTCACCCATCGCCGCGTAAAGTCAATGTCCTGCCGGCCGATCGGAGCAAAGCGCCCCGCTACCGGCTTCATCTGCACTGCGCCAGCGTACTGCACGGGCGACGCCTGCTTGCCGGTATGGCTACCCTCCATCACCCGGCCGCGCAGCTTCGACGTGCGCTGCTGCAGCTTGAGATCGAGGATGGTCGAATACTGCGTCGTGAAAAGTTTCGAGAGATTCTCGGACATGGCTATCCCGCCTGAAATGGGTTGAACGGTCGGCGGTCGTGTCCGGCGGCAAGCGCGCGGGGACCATCAAGCTTTCAGCCGTGTCCTTGGCAGGGGGCCGTCACTCACCCGATCCAGCCGTGTCCTTGCGGGGGCCGGGGACGCTCGGGGTGTTCACGGGGGAGAAACTGCCTCCCCCGATTATTTCTTACAACGCACCGGCTATTTGAACCGGTCAGGATCGAGCCGCACGTCGATCTGGTCTCGCGCCTGCTGCAATCGCTTCAGCGCCGCAGGGTCGCCCATATCACCGGTTTGCAGGCCGCCCTTGGTCGGGTGGGCGCAATAGCTTTTGCCTGATATCGCACAGCCCTTGGCATTGCAGACAGTGGCGCAGGCCATCCGCGTCAGGCCGGGGAATGGCGCTGTGGGCTTTTGGGGAGACGCGCGGCGCTGCGGGCGGCGGGTCTTCTTCGACCTCCCGGGCTTCTTGTCGGCCTCGAAATCGACTTCCGGTTTTTCTACAGCCTCACTCATACTGTCACTCCCGTGATCATCTGGTTAAGCCGATCCATTTCACGCTTCTCGGCTACGCCACCAGACAGATAGCGGTCGCCCCACCCCTTGTCGGCCATCAACTCTTTCTTTCGCGCGGCCGCACCCTCAACGGTGACGACATCGCCCTGCGCGCCGCCCGCCGGTCTTTCGATAAAGTCGCCCTCCCGGGTGTTGGCGCCGATCTTGCGCATGGCCTCCATCACCTGATCATACCCGATCTGGCTTTCCAGCGCCTTCACCGCTTCCGCCGTGATGCCGAGCCGGCGCGCACCTTCCATCGCCTGCAAGTGGTTAAACTGATAGGTCGCCGAATCCTTCGCGCCCCAATTCTTTTCGAGGGCTATTTTCTGCTCGGCCAGCTTGCCGGCATCGAGCGTGGCTTGCTGGGTTGCCTTGGATTCCAGCGCCTTCGCGACCGTGGCGGCGATCGAGGCGGCGGCATCCTTGGGCACGCCGCGTTCGTGCATGGTGGCGCGCAAGGAGTCGGCAATCGCCACATCCGTCACCGCGGAGAGGTCGTAATCCTTGGCCTCTTTCGGAGCGCCGAGCCGCTCGTAATAGGCGCGGATATCTTCCGGCTTCGCATCGGCGGCCGGCATCTTCACGATGCGGTCGGCCGGCGCGCCGAAATGCTTTTCCAGATCACGCGCGACCTTGGCGGCAGCGCTGAAGGCTTCCTTGGGGTTGTCGAGTTTCCAGCCCTTATTTTGGGCATGACCGATGGTCTCGGCGTCGACGCCATCGTGCCACGGCTTTGCTGCGGCGGCAGCAGCGGCGGCTGAAGCTGCGGCAGCGTCGCTCGCCTCGTCGAAATGAAAACGAGGATGGCCGGTGTGGAAATTGTGAGGGTAGAGGATCGTCATGGCCGTATGCTCCTTGTGCGGGCCTGGGTTAAGCGTCGTCTGGTACGTTCGGGGAAATCCTGCCGCGATAGGCGGTCGTGAGTTGTTCGAGCGAAAGCTGGCTGAAATTCATGATCCGCAGCACCGTCTGACGCTTTCCTTCATCGACGCGGTCCTCGATCGCAACCCTGAATTTTCCAAAACTCATAAGGTCTTGCAGCACGATCTGGCCCGACGGCGAGTTGAACGTCAGCTGGTAGGCCCGGATTAATTCCTGATTGTTTGCGGCGATCTCTTCGGCGGTCACATCGCACCTTGCTGTGGCGCTTCAAGCATTCCGGATTTCGCGGCCACCGCGCGGGCCTTGATGATCGCGGCCTGATTGGGCAGCGCATCGTTGGCCTGCTTTTGCGCGGCCTCTTTGGCGCGGGCCTGCTGCTTGTTGGCGAAGGCCTGATCGGACGTGATCCAGCGCTCCGGCACCAGCTGATTGCGGGCGATCTCCGGAATCGCGGTATCGAAATCGAGCCGGTCCAGGTAGCCGGGATTTTGCGTGACGTTGACGACTTCGCGCAGCTGTTCGAGCATCCGGAAGAAGCCGGCAACCTCGCCGCCCTGCGCCATCTGCGACAATGGCGAGGTGTCGGTCACGTCGATCGCAGCCAGTCCGTCGCGGCCCAGCGCTTCGCGCAGCCGGGGCGGGATCGGATTGAGCATCCGCATGGCGTCCAGCAAATCGAGTTCGCGCGGCACCATGGCGCAGGCGTAGTCGGTATGCTGCCGGCCCAGCGTCGGCGCGACCAGCATGCCGCGCTCGTTGACCAGCTGCACGACCTGCGTTGCGGTCATGTTCGGATTGTCGACCAGCGTTTTCATGATGGTGACGAGGAACACGTCGTCGACGATGCCGCGCTCCTCCTGCATCATTTCGAGGCTGATCTTGATGTCGCCGGTGGGCAGTCCATGCACCAGCAGCTTGCCGTCGGCGGTCACGCCGCCCTTGTTGACGGCGCCGGGCCGCAGGTCCACGCCGACAAGCCCGTCATCGGCCACCAGCAGCACCGGGTCGGCGGCACGGTGGCCTTGCTTCAGGAAGGTGCTCTTTTGTGCGTTCAGGGTTTTCAGCGCCGGCAGCACCAGCATGGCGGGACCGCGGCCATAGACCTCGCCCGGGGTTTGATCGTAGCGACTGACAGCATAGGGAAACACGCGGTAGCCGCGCTCTGGCGCCATCAGGCAGCGGCCCTCGATCGAGACGTAATAGGATTCGAAGCGCAACGAGCGCTCGTCGAGCGCTTCGGGGTCGTAATCCTCCCGCGGCTTGACGCAATGCAGGAAGCCATAGCCCCACAGGCTATTCTGGTCGAGCGCGGCGCGGAGGTTTTCGGGCAGCCAGTCGTAACCGAATTTCTGCGCAGCCTGATACGGCGTCATCCGGAACCAGCGGATGATGCGATCCACCCTGCCCTGATGGTTCTCACCGTAGAAGGTTTCGCCGAACGGCACGCCTTTGTAGCGCAGGCCCTTGCCGCCACCGGCCCAGCGGTTGTCGAACGCGTCGACGTACATGGTGGCGTTGCCGAATGCGCCGGTCGATTGCCAGTTGTTATAATTTTGCGCCGCGAAATTGGCGTTCGACGCGTAGCGCATCCGGAACAATTGCTTGGTGGTGTTCTCGAACCACAGCCGCGAAGCGCGGTCTTTCATCACGTATTCGTCGCCCTGCAGGCCATGCCACTGCATGGTGCGCGGCGTCACCAGGGTGTCGGCAATGGCGCAGAAGCGGTGCAACGCAAGCGCGCCGGTGGCATCGACCTGCTGCTGGGTCTTTTTCTGGCCGGGCGTATTGTAGTTCTGAAAGAAAAATGTGTTGCGCGACGTCGGCAGCATCAGCTGCGCCACTTCCTCGCAATGAGCCCCAAGCACCGCGCGCGCGGACTGAAACTGATCGAATTCACGCAAGGTCTCGGACACCTTCTGCGCCTCGCGGTCGCTGATCTGGCGCGCGCGGCCGGTCGGCCGGTTCGCTGCGTCATAGACCGCAATTTCAGTTGAGGGTGAGGCGCTTGGCATCCGGGTCTTTCGGGTCGAAGGTCGGATCGAGCCGGCGGTCGGCGACCACCCAGCGCTGCACGCATTTGAACATCTCGACGCGGTCGGAATCGCTGAGCTTCAGCCGGTCAGCCAGCTTGCGGAATGTGTCGCGCAGTGATGTCTCGTTCGGATAAAGCGGCGCGTCTTTGACGATCTGACCGTCCGCGGTCACCATGTCGGCAACGATGTGACCGGATTTGGAGACCTTGCCGGCGGTGCACAGGAACGGCGCCTTGATCGAAGTGAAGCCGGGAAATGTGACGCGCAGCAGGGTGGGCATTGCCTCGTCATAGGTGTGCGCCAACACCGACAGCACCACCATACCGAGGCCCTTGCCGTCGGTCGCGGCAAGCGAGCGCGCCTGCCATGATCCTCGCAGGTCGAAGCCGATGCCCTTTTCGAGTTCAGATACCTGCACCGCGCACCCCCGCACCAACGCCGAACAGCGCGGTCACAGACGGCGAGCCGGCCGGACCGAGCTGCTGCTGGCGCTGGATTTCCGCCATCCGCTTCTTGCGCTCTTCCTCGGTCTCGCCCGCGACCTGCTGCGAAAGCTGGCCGCCGAGACCGAGGTCAGCGCTGGCCGGTGACAGCCCGGGCATCGCCATGGTCAGCCGCCGAACTTCGAAGCGTCTTCGGCCGCAGCAACCGCGGCGTTGTGAGTGTTCTCGGCGATTGCCAGCTTTTCGCGCGCATGGGCAAGATTCCGCTCGGTCTCGACGGTCTTCTCGATCAGCTCATGCGCCTTGCGCTTTTCGGGCGGCAGGCGCTGGAACAGCGAGCCGGAACCGCGCTCGACGCGATCGCCGTGAATGCGGACGGCATCGGCGCCGAGGTGCTCATCCTCGAATGCGCGGAGGCGCTGGGCGGCAGAGGCGGGCTCCGACGCTTCGAACTGGTCAACAACAGGCCCGGCCTGTTCGGCAAAGCCATTTTCGTTGAGCGCACCTTGTTTGGCAGCTTCAACGTCGTGCAGCTGACCGTCGGAACCAAATTCTCGTTCGGGCATCGGGATTCTCCAAACCGCGTGGGAGTGCTGATGGCCGCGAACGTGGGCGGGTCGGGGATTGCCAGCAACGCACCGTCATTGACCGGTGAACGCATCCATATCCCCGTCGGGATGGTTCGGGGTGCCGATGGCGAATTGGGAGGCGGATGCGCCGTAGACGCTGCCGCCAGACCGGCCGCCCAGCTGCACGGCCTTTGCAGAGCGCTTCTGCATGATCGCCACCCGCAGGGCCGACAGAAGGTCGTCCTTAAGCTTTACAATCGTACCGCTACCATCCGCCTTGCGGTGGTAGAAGCGGCGCTCCTCGAGCAAGTCCGACAGGTGCGCGGCATACTTCAGCCGGCCGGTGCGCTCACGCTCGTCCATCTCAAGGATGCCCGCCTCCGTCGACACGCTGCCATCCGGCCATTTTGCATGCTCTGGCAGCATCAAAAGGCCGTGCCGCTTGTAGTGGTCTGCCAAGGGCTTGCCGTCATCACGACGGATCGTTCCATCCTGCGGCCAAGCCACCGGAACGTTGACCCCAATTGGCTTCATGGCGGCGGCATGGTTGATCGGATAGGCATCGGCCATCCTGATCGTGTGGTGAACATGGATCACGTCATTGTCCAGATCCCAGAGGATCAGCGCGGCACCGAACGGGTGCCCGATGCCGAAGTCGATGCCCCACAGCTTTTTCCAGAAGGGAGGAATGTGTTCGATTGCCGCCTCGACGATACTCTCCTCCGAGGTCAGGAGGATGCGGCCCGAGCCGAGCGTCGGCACACCGCGCGCACGCGCCTCGCGTTCGTGTGGCAGGAAGGCCGCAATGATTTTGGCGCGCTCCTCGGCCGGGATGTGCAGGGCATCCTCGATCGTCATTGACACCACGCCACGATCGGGGCTCGGCTCGTCGAGGAAGCGAAGCACCACCGAAGAGCGACCTTTCAGCGGGGTGAACGTCATAAACATCATGCCGCCGGTCGCCACCGTGCGGGTCAGGAATTCCGCATAGACGTCCTCGGGGGGTTCCTCGTCCGGCCACCCCCAATCGATACTTTCGCCCTGAAATTTCTGCCGGCCCTGCTCGTAGGATTTGAAGCGACCGATCGAGACGCCGCCTGATTTGTGGCGGACTTGAATCGTGTCGTAGGCGTCGGTGACGCCGCGGGCGAGAGATGGCCGGTCGGCAAAAGCGTCTTTCGGAATCATGCCGGTGCCAAACAGCTCGTCGACGCCGGGCTCGCCGCAAAGCTTCTTCTGCTGCACGTCACGCACCACCAGTGACGTCTCGCCGGCGATCCAGCCCTTGGTCGGCCGATCAAACCGGCGCCCCGGCCACCAGGAAGGATATTCGCCGGTCAGATGGCACGTAGCCTCGAATGCGCCAGCGTGGGTTTTTCCGTTCTGGTTGCCGGCGATCAGTAGCCGTTCGCGGCGGGTCTTGCCCATCGCGTAGAATTCTTTCTGGCGCTCATAGGGCACGAAGTCGGTGAACTGCTTGTACTTCTTGCGGTACGCGGCATCGCGCAACGTCTGCAATGCACGGTCAATTGGGTCAGCACTCATTCGCCGGCCACACTGAAGTCGCCCTCTATCTGCTTCGGTGCCGCGTGCACGGCGTTGGCGCCCAAGAACTTCGCTGGATCAAACGGAATGCCAAGGAATTCGCAGAGTTCGCGGACTTCGTTCAGCTTTTGCGCCGGCGTCGCGCGTTTCTCCTCATGCACGACCTGATGCTGCTGAACGTGAGCGAACCCAAACCGGTCTGCCAAATCCTTGTTGGCCTTGTAAAAATCCGGATGACTCTTGTCGGCGGCGATTGTAGCCAGCCCCTTCACGCCCAACCAACCCAGTAGCCGGAACCGCTTTCCCGCCTCTTCGTGCAGGGCAGAGATGGTCCGCGCGTCATGGATCAGCCGATGTGCCGTAACCTTCGCCGCTTCGCTCGAATCCGAAAACCCGGCGACCCGCGCAGCCTTCGCGTAGTTCGGCTTCTGGCCCATGTCGAGCACGGCTAAAACAAACTGCCGCCACCGGTCACTCGGCAACGCCAGCATTGCTGGCCCGAACCGATCCGGCTCAAGATCGCCATCCAGAATGCTCATGCTAACGAGTTATTGGAAATAAGCCCCGCAGCAGCAACGCACCGGGCAAAAATGGATTATGGAATGCCCGGCGCCGCCAAATTTTCAAGAAAGCCGCGTGCGAGAAGGGGAAGGTCGATTACAGCGGCGGCGCTTGAGATCGCCCCCACCCCCACCCCACCCCGGTCTTTATGCCCGTAAATGCTGCATATTTCGCCAGGGTGAGCGGTTTCGCTGATGCCTCTCCCTCGTGTAGGGAACGCTCTTGGCCCAAAAGCCCAGCAAATCGTGCGTGTGTACCTAAGTTCAATGCTGGTTCAACAATTGGTGCATCGCACTGCCATCTCACCGCACTGCACGCGCGGTCGTTACGACCTTGTTGAGGATGACGAGGTCAATCCCATCACGCTGCTTGACTGCTGATCGTCGATTGCCTTGGCGAAGCACTGCAGCGCTGCGCTGATCTCGGCGGGCTCGCGCGCATCGTCCGGGGAAGCCCACATGCCTCGCGTGTTGCGCCACATGTGATGGCACTGTGTCTGCGAGCCATCCTCGAACGTGACGAGGCAGACCAGGGCAGGATCGCCCTCGTTCTCGCGCTTCTCAATACTGAGGTTGGTGATCTTCACGCTGTCCTCGCTGGCGGTTGGTACATCCTCGCGCGTTGCGCTTCGTCCTGAGACTACTGCGTCTACAGCAATAAGCATACTTATGGTGTAGCCGGACTTGTCTCAGGCTGTCTCACGGGCTTGTTGCGTCGATACCACGTTGCTCGGCTGATGCCCTCGCTGATCCACGGCATAGCGTGCGCTATCGACTGCTCCTCATAGACCTTGCGCGGCTTGGCACCTTTCGCGCGGCGCATCTTGGCTTTGCGGTGCCTGTCCAGCATCCGCCTGCGTTTGGTTCGAGCGCCCTTGTTCATGTCGATCGCCCCTATCGTGGTGATTCCCAGCATTGTCCGTTGCTCCATTGTCAGGCGCAGGCGCCAGGCGAGCGCATCGGCTTTCCAGCGCTGCGGGTTGGCGATGATCGGTGCCGCGACGTCGCGCTGTTCTGCCAGCGTGAGCCATGGCGCCCATGTCTCGAGCCACGCCTTGATGGCTGGCATAGGATGCGGCAAGCAGGCGAGATGGTTTAGCGCCACCTCCATGTCGTCGCGGCCGGCGTCATCGTCGGGCAGCGTGATGCCGTAGCGGCTGCGGAACAGGATGGCGAGGTCATTCATCCGCAGCGCGATCAACTGCATAGGCGAGCGTCGACGCGCCTTGCTGCTTCGCTTCTGCTTGTCCGAAAACCACCTGATGCTGGCGCGGCGAAGCGTCTTTTCCATGCCTCACGATGAATGAGACAGGTTGTTCAGCAACGCACCGGGCGATCAGGCCTCACATAGTCCGGGCGCTTTCGCAGCTTTCGCATGCGCTTTCGCACCGCAAACCGCTCCAGCTCACGATAAACCGGGTCATCGGCACGTCTTGCCTGCATGTGAGCGCGCTGCCAATCACGGTGATAGTCGCGATGCTTCTCACAATAAACCGATCCTTGGGCGCGCGGCTTGCCGCACTTCGTGCAGACGCGGGCCGCCTTGAACCGAAAATACCGGGCATCAGGCATGTGCGTCTCGCCTGCTCCACCGCACTCGCGCCGCATGACTCGCCGCCCGCTGCCTTGCCCGCTTGCCCATCGTCTCGAGCCTGCGTTTGCCGCCCTTTTGGCCGCCTCGTTTGCCGAGTTTTTTCATATGTTCTCTTCGCTCTATTTGAGCCTGCAATTCAGGCGTTATTTGAATTTCGATTGGTCCCTGCTTATCGATGCTAAAGCGTGATGCTAAAGCGATCTGTTTTTTCTTGTCGGGTTGCCGCTTCCGCCTCACCCACCGCCCCTTGACCCTTTCGACCTGCTCGGAGTCGACTGCCTGCACGAATGCCATCCCGAGCGCGCCGTTCAATCCCTCGATCGCCTTTTCGCCCAGCCCTTTCATCGGTTTCGGGCTCATCAACTTGGCCGTGTAGCCGTCCGGCAGGCCGCTGATCGCGTCGACTGTGGCATAGGTGATGTTTAGTTCGCGGATGCGCTGCCGATACGCCTCGACGATATGAGCCTGCGTCCGCAGCAATTTCATCGCTGCAGCGCCTCATAATCGAGGATCACCCGGTAGACCTCGAAACGTGGTTCGGTGGGGGTGGTCATTTCGGCCTGCATCCGTCATGCGCTAGTGCAGCCATTCCGTGAGCGTGAAAGACCATCAGCGCGGGCTTGGAATAAGACGACGGCACAAAGATCGGTTTTCCGCAGATCGGGCACGGCGGCATCTTTTCGGCCGGGACGATGGCCTCGAATTCGTTGGGCTCGGCGGTCATGCCGGCACCATGACACGCTCGCAAACCGGCGTTTTACCATCGACGTCGACCCGCTTGCCGTCGCGATGGAATTCCACCCAGTGCTGGGGCCGATTCTCAGGCTCGTGACGCGTGATCTGGACCAGCCCGCATTTGCCGCACGTCCGCAGCATGTTGTTCAAATCCGGCCGCACTGGATCGCCGTTCCAACGGTGGGTCATCGCTTCAGTTTCTCAATCACCTTGAGGATTCGAGCGGCCCACACGGCCGTGATGACGATGTTCATGAGGCCGCAACTCCACACCGCCAGCATTACCAGCGCGAATTGATGCTCCGTCATGGCAACCACCCTTGAAGAGCTTCCTTGATCCTCACGGATGGCTCGGTAATGCGCTTGGCAGCGTCTTTGAGGGTGGTTGCCTTGCCGTTGTACTCATCACCATCCGGCGTCTTTAACTGAATGCGGACGCTGCGCTGGCCCGAGAACGTCACCGTTAGGCCGGCGTCATACCATTCGCCGTTCGGGTTTTTGGAAAGCGGCGCCAGCCGCGCGATCAGGTCCGCGACTTCCGCATCGCTCGTCGGAGGAGGAAGAATCGCCGCGGGTGTCGCTGACGGCACGTCGGCACGCATCGCGACGGCGAAGCAATACCCGATGAAAAACCCGAGAGCCGCGACCACACATCGATTTCCGAAAATTCGTTTCACGATTCCGCCTCCTGGTATGCGTCTGTGGGCTGCTGGGCGGCCATCCGGCGCTCTATCCGGCCAATGGTGTCCATGGCCTCCATGCGGTCGAAAGGATCGCTGGCGTCGATGCCCTTGGCGTGCAGATCCCGCTCGAGCGACACCACCCCGTCGACGAGGGCTGATATCTCAGCCTTGCGGACGTCAAGAACGGTCCGGGCCATCGAACGACGCTCCTGTCTGCGGAGTGTAAATCCCGGTCTCCGGATCAACCATGAAATGACAAGTCCCGATCTTGCCGGCGCCGATCTCTCGCACCTTGGCGCTGATCACCTTGGCGGCGCTGCGCTCGGCGTCCCGCACCACGATCAGGCCGTTGTCGCACTTGTTGAACCAGTTCATCGAGCCTTCGATATCGGCCAGCCCGACGACGCGGCCGCCGTTCTGGTTGATCGCCTTGGTGGGGTGCGCGGCTACGATCGCGATCACCGGATAGGCGCGGCAAAACTGCTTGATCAACCGCAGGCTTTCGCCGATGTAATCGGTCAGCAGCATGTCGCGGGGCTTGGCCCGGTCGAGCTCGTTCCACGGGTCGATAAACACAACCTCGACCTTGTCGCGCTGCACGGCCACCTCGGCGCGGCTCAGTACGAAATCCAGCGTGTGCGCCGGCTCGTTGAGCATGTGCGGCACCGCGGACTGGATGAAGCATTGCGACTGGCAGAAATGCTCAAAGGCAGCATCGGCGCCCTGCCACAACAGCCGCAGTTTTTCGTGCAGATGGGCCTCGTTTTCGGGCACGTACATGAACGATTTTATGCGCTGCTCCCGCGCCATTTTCAGCAGCACATTGAGGATGAACGTCGACTTGCCGTGCCCAGCGATTCCGGTGACGACGATGAACTGGCCCAAGTAGAATTTCAGGATTTGGTCGAGTTCCCACCAGCCCGAACCGAAGGCCGCTTTTGCGACGGACCCGCGCTGCGGCAGATCGGCAAGCGAAAAATAGCCGGGCTGTTCGTGGCGGTGCTCGCTGAATTGTAGTCCATCGGACATCAGATCACCCCCTCTTGGCCGTTCCATTTGAACGCCGGTTCGGATGATCGTTGCTTGGCCGCCGCCTTGGCTTCACGGTTTCGCTTGCCGAGAAGCCCTTGCACGGCATGAAACCATTTTGCCTGCTGACCGGCCCACTCGGTCATGGAAAGAAGCTCGGCGCGAAGGTCCAATTGCTCGTAGGCTTCACGCCATTGATCGAAATCTCTCTGGTTGAGTCGAATGACCCCGCTCTCGAAAACATATTTCGTTGGCGCTGCTGCCCCGTCAGGGGCGGAATCTTCTTTCTTCTCCTTATCCCTCCTTCCTCCTTCCTCCTTCCTCTGCGGAAGAATTTCCGTACCGGTACCGAACTGGTTCTCCACCAGTTCCGAACTGTCATCGCTTAAACCGACATAGGTTCGGTAATCGTCAGGCAATAAGTGCCTGTAAGTTGGCTTTTTGGGCCGCTGATATTTGCAGAAGTTCCGAACCAGCCCATAGTCTCTGCCGTCGATATTGACGCGTGAGACCTTGTCAGCGCTGATCAGTTCGTTCAGAAGCGGCTCGACGCTGATCTTGTCGGCGGGGAATATCCGCATTTTAAGGCCGGTCGGTTTCCACTCAAATACGCCGTGGTCGTCGGCCTCGGTCAAAATTCCGAAGTAGAGAACGCGTGCGGCCATCGATAGGCCGGCGAAGTCCTCGTCGGTCCAGATGCCCGGATGAATGCTGCGGATGCGTGCCATGTTGTGAGCCCTCCTTTCAGGGCAGAGAAGATGCCGGGTGCCTGGAAAGGCAGGCAGGCGAGGAGCTACCTCGCACGCCCGGCTGTTGCACACTTACGCAACTGGAAACCATCAACAACGCACCCGAGGCCGGGCTCACTCGCCCATCTCCGCAACAATCTCCCGGACGTCGGATGCGAGGCGGGCGCTGAACAAATCCGGCTCGGGTTGCTCGGTTGCGGCCATGGCTCGACGGCGCGCATTGCCGGCCCATTCGAGTATGACGCAGTGTGATCGCGGAGCACCACGGCGATTCCTTGCCTCGCCAAGCAACACGCGGGCGGTGTGGATGTTGATATCGCGCTCGGACAGCACCTTCATGATGCCCTCGCATGTTCGAGTGCCGCCAACTGCTCAGCATCCGGATCAACCGGCGGCTTGCCTGTCTCGCGGCGTTCCACGAATCTGCGGGGCCGCAGTCCGCCGAATGTGTCGGCTTCTGTTTCACGTGAAACGTGGTGGGCCAGTACGGCATTCAGCGCGACGGCTCGGCATTCGGGGCATTTGCATCGGGGGCAGGTCATGTGAACTCCCGCTGGATTTGTTCTTGGAGCAGTCTCTTTTCGCTGTCCGGCATGCCGGGAATGCCGAGCCGGTACAGTTTCCCGATCACCATGTTTCGGGTGCAGCCATCGCCGATCAGTTCGGCGATTTGTGAGCCTGTCAGGCCGGCGGCCTGAAACCACTTCAGGTCGCCGACGCGTTCGACGGTCCAGAATTGGATCATGACACCCCCACATTCCCGCTGGCGAGCGGACGGATGGTGTGGGCCGCTTCCTTACCTTCGCCTACGTAACCGCACGTCGCGGCCCCCGGCGACGCTGCAGGTCCGGTTGGTGTGCTGGGACGGCGGCCCATCGCCCCCTTAGGTGCCGGGGTGGCGTACATCAAAATTCCTCGACTTCCCAGCCGCCGCCATGCTTTTTGGCGCGGGCCTTCACGGCGATGAATTTGAACGGATAGATTGACGCGGCGACCTTGATCTTGACCTTGGCGTCGTCCTGCCAGAAGCCCTTGACCTCGTGCATTTCGAGCGTGCCATCGGCGAGCATCACGGCGAAGTCCGGCGAATAGAACGTGTTATCCGCCAGCCGCAGTTTGACCGCCTCGAACTTGTGCCAGAGGATTTCCTTGGCGAAGAGGCGCTGGAAAAGATGCGTGTCGTACAGCGCCTCGGTCTTGTTCATCTCACCAGTTTTGAGACGGCCGAGCGCGAACCGCCCAGCCGTCGCGGCGGGAAGTGCGAACGGCGGCGCCGAAGTATCGACGGCAGGCGCGCGGCCTGCACGCTCGGCATATTCGGCAGCCGTCATTCGCGTGGTGTGATCGCGGTACATCAATGCCCCGCGACGTACTCGGCAGCTTCCTCGACGATCGGCGGTGCGTGACCGTTCGCGCTCGGCTCCGGATCGCCTTCAGCCGGAATCTTCTCGAACGACGCCATCAGGCTCGCCTGCCCGACGTGCCAGCCCGCCATCCATTGATCGTGTGCCGGCGTGCCCAGGTCGTGCGGCGGTGTAGCCCGCTCGCCCTTCAGCCCCGCGATCTTGCCGTGCTCGAGCGCACTTTCATCGGCCGGGCGACGGTCCGCGAACATCTCGGCGGTTTCGCCAACCTGCACGCCGGACCAGCGCAGCACTTCCGCGGTCTGCTCGATTTCGGCGCGAAGCTCGGCTTCACCCTGAGGTGACCGTGCCTGAATGGTCTGCTTGCACTTCGCAACAGAATCGCTTTCCGCCTTGATGCGCTTGCCGACATTCTTCAGGCCAGCATCGCCCTTCTTCTTCACATCCAGCGCGCGCTCGTATTCCGCGCAGTGCCGGAAATGCAGCGCGCGGCGCTCATCTTCGGTCAGATCGGAATTGGTGCGAGGTGCTTCCTTAATCGCATCCTCGATATCGGTCTGCTTTTTCTTTCGGCCCATGTTCGCCTCCAATGGTTTGCAAAACGAAAAATCCGGCCCCGGGAATTCGGAGTCGGTGAACGCACTGCAAGCAACACTACCTGTGGAAAACTCGGACAACGGGGACGGCGACATGTGGAAAACCGAATTCGCTTCCCGTCGCCTTGACGCTCTCGCTACACTGCTACAGTGCGAGAAATGCCCTGTTATCAACGCTTACTGACAAAGCTGAGGAGACCTCGAAACTGAGGGCTCCTCGCTTTACGCAGACGCAACGCTACAAAAACCGATCAATCGTGTTCTGGCGGTCGAAGGCTATCGACGTGTATTCCGCATAGACCGCAGATTTTATGATTACCGTCCGACGCAACGTGACCAGGACATCTTTCCTCGGTAAATTTCACCCGGTCGCCAGCGCGTTTCTCGCCGTAAATCCAGCGGTCCAGAATCCCGAATACGTGATAGGTGCATGGCGGAACACAGGCGATTGAGGCATTCACCTCGCCGCTCAGCGTCACCGAATGATTGAGCATCTCAGTCCCGCGCTTGCATTGGGGACAGCGGTGAAGAAGCTCGCCACCATTCAGGACGCACCACGTCCCCGGCTCAAGCTCGTCCCCTCGCGGTATATGAACGCGCTCTGTGCTCACGTTGCCTCACCCCCGCTGCATGTGCCGCCTGAGAATTTCGGGGCGTGTCCGGCGATGCGAAGTCTGCGGCGCGCTTCATATCGCGCTTCGTCCTGCTTTGTGCCGTTCCCGTGCGGCGTCCATGCTGGCTTCGTGCCGGGACCGTCATAAATGAACCCGCCATAGATTTTGGCCGCGAGCTCCTCGACTGGCGCGTAGTAGTAATTCCCGCCCGCATCCCAAGGCATCGGCTCGGGCTTTGCGATTTCGAACCCGCAATCCTTTGCGAATTCCTCGCCGTCGGCATAGCCATCCGGCACAACGAGCGTCACGGTTCTCCGATCAGCCATGGTCACTCCCGCTCAAGATGGCGCCGCATGATTTCAGCGATGATCGCAGCGACGGCATCGCCGGAAAACTTGCGGTCGCCAGCGAAATAGAATTCGACGGCACGCGGCGTGGATTCGACCTCGGATGCAAGGTTGGCTGCAGCGTTGTCCGGCCACAGCAGGATCGCGATATCCGCCAAGACCGAACGTTTGTTCGTCGGCTGAACAGGCGTTCGGTCGATTTTGATGGCCCCTGCCACCTCCGCGCGCAAAATGGTCCGCATACGCCACCCCTGATACACAACGCGGGAATGAAAATGGAAATGCCGGTCATGCGAGCACCAGCAGCAACACCGGCCCAATCGCAGCCAGTACCAGTGCCATGACGCCGAGCGCGATGCACAGATTGCGGACGAACCGGTATTCGGATTCGGTGATATCCGCGGGTTTCCTCTCGACGCCGAAGTTGCGGCTCATGATTGCACCGGGGGATTGGGAAGCGGGTGCCAATGCGTCAGCCAGTGGAGATGCAGGTGCGACGGGGTGCTGGCCTTGCGAGCGCTCCGCAAAATTGATCCGCGGACTACGAATGCGCCGCGGTCGTCGCCAACGCCGCAGACCAGAAATAAATCATCATCGCCCTTCGGCGCGCTCTCAATCGGCTGCCACGTCATGACGCCCTCCCACAGTTGCACTCGCCCGCACTACAAATCGAGGGGAGAGAAACCCCTGCAATTAGCCGATAAGTTGAACATTCCGGGTTCCGTCGTTCATCAAAATGTTGTTTCGGAATTGCGACGGATGTGCCAGATTGCTCGTTTCCTCTGGCAGGGAAGCGACGGGCATGGGAATTGTGGTTCGCTTCCCGCGGCGTCATGCGGGACTCCCGGCCGGCTCGGCTCTCGCCATCTCGCGCTTGCAGGCAGCGATCCCGGCCAAAACCTCCAGAGTGATTTCCGATTTGCCCCGATCGGCCGCCAAGGCCACCACGCCGGCCCAATGGCCCGCAGGGATGCCCCGCGTGCGCCAGCCGCTAACCACGGAGGCTAATTGCTTGAGCGCACCAGCGACCTCGCCAGTCCCGCCGCAGGCATCAATAATTGCGTCCCAAGTCAGGTCCATGAGCGCTTATAATTCGCATCCTGCGAATCTGTCAAGGTTCGCAACATGCGAAACGACATTTTCCGGTGAATATGGTGCCATCCGCCTCATGCAAGATTCCGACGAGGCGGTTGGCCGGCGCATTATTGCACTGCGAAAGGCGCGCGGCCTGCAGCAGCAGGAGCTTGCCGAAGCGATCGGCGTCGCCGGCAATACGCTCAATGGTTACGAACTCGGGAAGCGCCCGCTAACCATGGAATCCGCCCGCAGAATACGCCGGCGCTTCGGAGTGACCATTGACTGGCTGATGTTCGGCGACATGGGGGCCACGGCGCGGGATTTGATGCTCGACCTCGGCCCCGAACCAGGCAGGGCCAAAAATGCAGGATTGGCAAAAAGTGGTCGCCTGGAGCGATCAGCAAAGCGCGCTAGAAGTCGCATCCCGGCCTAGCCTTTCGGTCCTCTCGATTATCGGGATCGTCGGCGGTTGCCTGACGGTGTTGGGCATTCCGCTGATCCTATTGTTCTTCCGCTATCAAATGGCCGTGGGCGGCGGCGACCCCGCCGTTTACCGGTTTGATCGCTGGAACGGAACCGTTACCCTTTGCCTCAACACCGCCTCCAACCCGCTTGAACTCAGCTGCTCGGGTAAAATTAGCGACGTCACGGCCTTGCCCACAAAATAAATTCGCATCTTGCGAAATTCTGGTTGACAATTCGCACCCTGCGAATTTATTGTCCCCTCACCAACACAGGGGACGACGATGGCAATCCAATTCAGCGACAAAACGCTAAGCCGAAAAATCTGGCTGGATCGGGCATGCGCCGCGCTGCTCGATTATCGCGATCCCGGTCACATCGTTTCCAGTGACGAGCGGGCCAGCCTCGCCGGGTATCTGGACAGCAACATATCCCCTGCCGACGCCGCTGAACTCTATCAGGCTGCTCGCGCCGCCTAGCCGTCCAGATCAGGAGCCGAACAATGGCACACACCCGCACATACGGACCGCAAGACTGGATCATCCCGGCAGCGCTTGCTGGCGATGTGATCGTCAACATTGGTCAGATCGCGCCGGATACCGAGAAGCAGCTCAGCAAACTGGTGCGCACCGGCACACTGCTGAAATGGCGCGGCAAGTGGTTTCCGACCGCAGGCGCGCCATGGGGCCTTGGTCCCGATAAAACCTGCTACGGCCTCGCATCGAAGTACGCCGCGCCAGAACTCGCCTCTCAGGTTCGGAGGGCGGCGTGATGGTGCGGAAACCATACTGGCTGAACCTAAGCGACGGCCTGAAGTATCAGCCGGCCCTCGTTTTCGAGGGCGGCATCCTCCACATTAACGGCAAGGGTTACGGCGATAGGGACGGCGCTGGCACTCTCACCATCAAAGAGAGCGACCTGCATTTTCCGATTCACCCGGAAGATGAAGGCTACCGCATCCTGCAGCTGCCGCGCTCCGAACTCGACGCCATCCGCAAGCACATAAACGAGTGCATCGGCCCTTATGCCGACGATGCAACGGAAAATCCACGCGTTGTCGATAACGACAACGACGAAATCACCGTCACGCTTGGCGGTCGCGAGATTCGCGGCTGGTCATACGCCAGCGACGATGAGCGCCGACAGAAGGTGCAGCAAGCCCGCGATTATGTCGAGGGCTGGTGCGACGCGCTTGAAACCGCCAAGGCCTCCACATGACCGCCGCACCCGCCACATCTCCGCTCTATCTCGTGATCTGCGGCAATCACATCCCGGAATACACGGCTGAACGCGAACTGCGCGACATGACGTGGGCCGGGACGGTGAAGGATATCGCTGACCTGCAGTTCCCGTCGCTCAATCGCGTGATCGAGATCGGCACCGGCCGCGATGTGACGGCGGAAATGGTGGCCGAGGCCGGGCTCACAACCGCGGATGTGCCGCTCACCGGCCAAGCCCTCATCGACTGGCGCAACGACCATGCGCGGGATCAGCGGAAACAGGAGCGGGTGTGATGGCCGAGAAACGCAAAACTATCGCTCAGCTTGAAGTCGAGTTGGCCCGGATTACGAAG